TACGCCCGCGCAGATGATAATTACGGCTCACCTGCTGGCTGCCGAACTGCTCCGAGTCCACCTGCACGCCGACCAGTGCCGTGTTCGGGTAGCACTGTTTCACATCGATAATTTCGGTGTATGACGACCAGAGCGTTTTGTTCTGCAGCTGGTCTGTGGTGCTGTCCGGCGTCATCCTGCGCATCCGGATATTGAACGGGCGCGGCGGCAGGTTACCCACCACCACCGAGGCCAGATACTGTGAGGTGGTTTTGCCTTTAATGGTGATGTCTTTTTCCGTCACCCAGCCACCGTTACGCTGGATCTGAACCAGCAGGCGGACTTCCGATGGATTCCTGTCCCCCTTTGAGGTGGTTTCCACCAGTGCCTGCACACCGAAGGTAAAGCGCAGACGGTCGATGTTTGCAGACGTGATGGTCCGGGTGATCGGCGTGTCATATTTCACTTCCGTACCCAGCACCGTCTCGGAACCTGATGATTCAAATCCCTCCGGCGGTGTCTGCTCCTGCTCGCCTGCCCGGAACACCACCGTGACGCCGGAGATATTGGTATTCCCCTCACTGTCCAGCACCGGCGTACTGTTCAGCAGCACGCTTTTTAATCCATCCACCGGACCTTCAACCGGCCCTTCGCTGATGGCATCAATCACACTCAGCAACTGCGTGGACTTCAGGTTGTCCTTCGCTTCGCGCGGGGTATGCCCCTTACTGCTGCCTTTACCCATTCCTCACGCTCCATAAACGACAAAACCGCCCGGAGGCGGTTTCACATAAAACATTTTTCATCAGCGACCAATCACCACAACCTGACCACCATCACCTTCATCTGCCGTGCTGATCTCCTGAGATACCACCCGCGACCCCACGCGCATTTCACCGTACAGAACAGGCAGAACATTGCCCTGGGCAACCATGTTATCCAGTGAGGAGAAATAGGTGTTCTGTTTGCCGTTATCTGTACTGGCTGCCGTGGGCGTCCTGGCTTTCGGTGCCAGCATCTGCGCCACACCGCCCAGGATCATACTGGCCCCTGCCGCATACATACCCGATACAGCCGCGGCCCCCAGCCAGCCCACAGGGTTCCACCATGCCACCGCAATCAGCGCCGCACCCAGCACCGCCTGAAACACACCGCCACTTTTGGCACCCGCCAGACGCGGAACTATGTGGATCACGGCACCATTTGCCAGCGGCTCATTAAGACGGGCAGATAATTCGGTTTCACCTGCATCACGCCCGGCAATGCGCACCTGATACCAGCCGTCATTCAGTTTCTGGCGAAACGCCGGGAGCTGTGTGGCCAGCGCCCGGATGGCTTCGGCCCCCGTTTTCACACGAAGGTCGATGCGGCGGCCAAATCGTTGCAAATCCCCGTAAAGGCAGATGCGCGCCATGCCCGGTGACGCCAGAGGGAGTGTGTGCGTCGCTGCCATTTGTCGGTATACCTCTCTCGTTTGCTCAGTTGTTCAGGAATATGGTGCAGCAGCTCGCCATCACCACAGTAAATGGCGGCATGATTCGGCACCGATGAACCAAAACAGCACAGCAGCACATCGCCCGGCTGCGCCTCTGTCAGTGCGACACGGTAAAAACCAGTCGCCTCCATATTGTCAAGATAGAGATTCTGGCCGTTACGCCACCAGTCATCTCCGCGATGAAAATCCGGCATCTCAATTCCCGCCAGATGGTATGCATCCCGGAACAGCGTGTAACAGTCCGTCACCCCGTGCTCAAAGCGCCGCCCGGTGAGATGCGGCACACAGCGGAACTTATGAATCTCCCCGCGGCAGACCAGCCACCACGGCAAATCACTCTGCACCTGCAGCCGCCGGTCAGCCTCACTCAGCCAGGGCAGACCACCGGGATGACTGTGGACCAGCGCCACAATCTCACCCTGCATTTCTGCCCGCAGCCAGTCCTCCGGCGACATCCGGAAATACGCCTCCGGCTCACCGGAGATATTCACGCAGGGAAAATATCTTTCTCCCTCCGGCATTCTCACCACGAAGCCGCACGACTCCGCTGACGCACATCGCCGGGCGTGCGCCAGAATCGCTGATTCTGTCTCTGTCATGGGGTTACTGCGAAAGTTTGTTAATGGAAAGGTAGCCGCCAAAATTGCCGACGTTATTGCGGAACTTGCAACCACTCAGGCATTTGCTGCACTTATCCTTCGTGATATCGGACGTTGGCTGGTCATATTCATCCGCGACAGCCGGGCCATCATAACCGCACTCATCGCCGCGGTAGATCCAGGTGCAGGTGTTGGCCAGCATGATGCGCCCCGGAAAAACAGCGCCATCCGTTTCCGTCGGTGTGGACAGCACAAAAGAGGCACTGACCGCGCTCAGTTCGCTGCACTGTTCGATGCGCCAGCGGCTGATCACCTCCTGCTCCGGATCGGCGTCACTGTTTCCGTTGACGAAGTTCACCGCATCCAGAAAACGGGCGTAAACCTTACGCCGGACCACCGTTCCGCCGACCAGACTCTGCAGATCTTCCGCCATCCCGGTGACCATGCCGTACAGATTAGAGACTTTCAGCGTTGGCCTTGCACTGGCTCCTTTGCCGTTCATCTCAAATCCGCTTCCCTGAATGGGATAGGCCTGATACTGCCGCCCCTGCCAGGTGACTGGTTCACCTTTTTCGTTCTGCTCATTACAGAAGAAATAACGATCTCCGCCGACCTCTGTCAGATCAATTTCCCAGAGCACGACCAGCGCGGATTGCTCCGTTTTAGTGCACTCATTGAGTGTTTCCTGCTGTATATCCTGCATCAGTGAGTGACCTCTTCAAAGGTACAGTTAAAATCGGTATACATGGCATTATCCGAAATGCTCCACTCCCTGCAGACAACCCGGACAGTCCTGTTGTGTTTTGGCGGACGCCACAAAAAAGCACGAATCCCGGCATGACGGGATAAAAAACTGTCCAGCGCGGCACGGGAATATTCATCTGTGACACGAAATACCGGTTTAAACGTTTTCAGATCCGCATTCAGACCACCAGCCCGTCGCTGTTCATATCCGTCACCAAACTTTACCGTAATAACTGATGGCTTTCGTGTCGTCTCCATCCCCTCACGGGGGATCCAGTTAAAAACTTCAGGCTCAGGCACTGTACAATCCTCCATCCCGACGCGATGACTGCATAATTGACACAACCCTGCTGTCGATCAGATCCACCAGTCCCCTGGCTGAGCGCGCATCTATCTCGCCATTGCTCCCTTGATTCTGAATGCTGATGTGATACACGGGAGAATAAACAAATCCACCGCCACCATTCACATTTCCAATGGCCCTGACCCCAAGAGAGCCGTCCGCTGCCCGTGTCAGTGGCATGATTGCTTCAGGCCCGGCCTCGCCCATCAACCCGGCACCTTTCGCAAAAGCAAAATACGTCGGTGTATCCACAATAGTGTTACTGTAAGCACTCAGATTTGCCGATGTGTAAACACCACCTTTTGCGTTTGCCACTGCCCCCGAAATCCATCCGCCGACCGTACCAAGCCACCCTCCGGCACCGGAGAGTGATTTCAGTCCGTTAACAATGGCTGCATTCATCAGAATTTTTGAAACTTCCCGGAGAACTGAACTCCCCCAGTTCCTCCAGTCCACAACATTCCCGGCCAGTGCATCGGAAATATTTGATACCAGCCCGTCCATCGTGGAAACGACAGCATCTGCCGCCTGTGAAGCATAATCGGTGGCACTGTCTGCCCAGTTGGTCAGTCCCTCCTGGAGTCCGGCATTCCAGTTATTACGTAAAGCATCGGCCTTTGCATAATAATCCTGCTGATCGCTGAGACGCTCTTCCAGATATTTTTTATTCAGTTCTTTCTCCTGTTTCCACAGGGCTTCTTCAATTTCTCCGGCCTGATACTGTCTCAGCAGCTCGTTATTTTTCTGCTCAAACTCCTGCCGGATACTCCACATTTCCTGGAGTCGTTCACGCATCCGTGAGCCTTCACCATATCCCAGTAACTGCGCGTCGTCAGATGCCCGGGCACTGGCATTACTGTCCGCCAGACTGCTTTCATACGCGGCAAGCTGCTCACGAATCTTTTTCTGGTCGATGAGTGCCGCATTCTGTAAAAGCGTTTTTTTCTGCGCTTCTGACAGGGTTGATAATTCGCCCTGACTGACCTGATATTTCATCTTAGCCAGTTCAGTATTCTGCCCTGCCAGTGCTATCTGCTCTTTCTGCTGTTTAATCAGCCGTTTATAAATATCTTCTGTTTTTTCCGCTTCGGTCTTTTTATGCGCTTTGGGTTTATTTGCCTGGTTATTTCGCCAGGCATCCAGTGAGTTATTGATATAATTCTGTCTGGCTGTCTGATACGCCTCTCCCACAAAGCCGAGATCATCCGCAGCATAGCCCAGTCGGGCACGCTCACGCGCTTCCCCCTTCAGGCGGGACAGAGCCAGTTCGCGCTTACTGTTATTCAGTGCGGTCTGCTGTTTATCATCCAGGGTTGCCTGTGGTAGCCGTAACGGTACATTCATCAGCCCCTGTCGCTGCTGAAGTAATTCATTACCAAGCCCGAGAAGGCGATTAAACTCGGTATGCTGCCCGTTCATGATCAACAGGGACTGATACGCTTTGTTTTGTTCCGCCGCCTGTTGACGGATCAACGCCACCCGTCGGTCTTCCAGCCCGGCAAGCACATCCTGAATGGATTGCGCTTTGCCCTGCATTTGTGTGAGACGGGACTGTTCAACTGCCAGTTGATTTGTTGCTTCGGCAAGCCCTTTAAGGATGATTTCAGCACCCGAACCACTCTGCGAACTTTCATCAAGCCAACGTTGATAATCAGCAATTTGATTTTTCAGTCCGCGAATTTTTCCTTCCTGTTCGCTAATCAGGCGATTTTGTTCCTCCAGTGCCTGCCGCGTCTTTTCCTCATTATCTGACGCTTCAGGAAGCGACATTGCCGACGTTTTCTGGCGAATTTCGTCGATTGTTGCGGCATACTGGCGTGCAGATTCTCTGGCCTGCTCCTGATTCTGATACATTGTGTACCAGGCCGCGGCCCCCAGCATGACAACCCCCGGCCCCCCCCCAACCAGTCC